CCCGCAGCCGCTAAGAGAACCCAATAGACTTTATCTATCTTACCGCCCAATTTCTCGACGTCTTCGTGTACATGTTTTAAATTTTTTTTGACACCTGATATGTGTCCGTACAAAGATAAAATGTGTTCTCTAGTTGTTTTAGGTTCTATTGCCATATTAATTTCCGCCAAAAAGTATTTCGTATTTCTGTGCTTGTGTCAAGCTGTTAAAGTTCCCTGGTATTAATCTTTGATTTGTATTCATAACCGTAGGATTTGCACCAGTTACAACAGGTGGTAATTGACTTACCGGACCTAATGTAGGTTCAGGTAAGTTTGCAAATGGATTTATTATTTCTGGTATACCTTCTTCTGTTAGTGGTATTTGAAATAGTCTTGATTTTATATCTCCTAAAACAGGTGCTGCAGCTATGAAAGGATTTTCTAATCCTAACTTTCTAGCATTTTCTGCAAAAGCTTGTATTACTTTATCTGAAATATTAAGAGGTCTAAACACAGCAGATTTTACACTTCCATAAGTTTTTCTACCAACTCTTTCAATAGCTTGTTTAGCTAGTTCATCTTCTGGCATATCTAAAATTTCTGCTGCTTCCATATCTCTATAGAAATCTCTTGTGTTTTCAAACAAAGCTCTGTTTGCATTTATATATGCATCAACGATTGCCTCTGGCGATACAGGTCCACCTTTTAAAACTTCTGTTGTAAATAATTGTCTAGAGTTTCTAACTCCTTTTTGATATTGAGCAATCTTAAATTTAAAACTTCTCTCTGGTTTTACAGGTATGGCTCTTGCACCAATAAATCCTAATGCCTCATTACCTAATTCATAAGTCTCACCATAATCATCAAACTTACCTTTGGTTACAACACCCACAGGTTCCGCTTTATTTTTAAATGCAAGTCCTAACCTCTCTAGTTGTTTTGCAGAAAAAGGCATTTGTGCTTCAACTAAATGTTTTATACTTTTTGATATTTTTGTTCCGTCTGTATCATCTTCGTTAAATACTCTTGTGCCTCTTCTTGTTCTACCTCCTCTTGCTACAAGATCTAATATAGCCTCTGTCCAGATAGATTCTGATAAAAACGGTTCTCCTAATTCTGATGTTGCCACAACCACTCCTTTTAAAAAGTCGTCCATGATACCATCTTTGTCTTTTTCACCAGCCTGCACTGCATTTATAACTGTTTGAACTGGTCTAGATATAGTGTCATAAGCATTTGCATGTGAAAAATCTATGTATTTTAATTTACCTGCAGCATCTCTTAATGGCACAAGTGTTGAATTTTTAGACCAGTCAGCAACATACCTTCTCATCGCATTTAATTCATCTTGAGTTACGTTGTGTAAAGCTTTTGCCATTTCAACGGTTGCGTATGGTACAGCTGCTGTCGTTACACCCATACCTAATAATCTTTGCATACCTATTTTAAACAAAGGTCTGACTGTTTCACCTTTGTCATTTTTCATGGTTGTAAATATCTCATCAAGACCACGTCTTACAATGTTTGTGCTTGTTCTGATTATCTCTGCAGGAAACGATACAAAGTTACCAACAGGAAATCTTCTAAGTCCTTTAATAAAAGAACCCACATAATCATAGTTAGGTATATTGTTTCTTACAATACTAGCTGCTTCTTCATCTAGTTGATCCGCGGTCCTCGTAATACCTTTTGCGGCATATGCTTTGCCTAATCTAGCTTTCTCGCCTGCCCAGGATACTATTTTCCAAAAGTCATCTTCAGCTGTGTATAAATCTTGTGATACCTGTTTTAGTTTGGACAATGGTTTTAATAATCCTCTTAACGCTTTGTCTGACGTAACAGTTGCACCAAAATCAATATCCTCTAATAGTCCTCGTAGATCTCCTAATCTTACATTAGAGTTTACAACTCCTAATTTTAAAAGTTTTCTATAAAAATCATTTTGTTTTCTTGTGCCTTTTAATCCTGTCTGTAGTGCCTGATATGCATCTTTGATTGCAGTCGGTGATGGTATGATACCATTTGCTGTTGCAAACGCTCCTGCAGATACAAAGTTTCTTGCATGTGTTACAGGTGATAAAATTGTTTTAGCAATCTGTGATGTGGCTTTTGGATATAATACTAATCCTTCATAGATCTGTGCACCGGTGCCTTTTTTAGTGTATGCGTTGTTCGTCTCCTCTAGTGCATCAGCTATCTCATCGATTGCAAACTTACCATTGATAGGGTTTGTGATACCAGCCTCTAATGCTTTGTTTGGATCTACATTTATCTTTCTGATATTTGGACCCAAAGCAGCAAATGCCTCTGCTTCATCATCATAAAACATACCACGTTTACCTGCAGCTTTGTCAGCATCAGATTGTTTAACTAAATCATCAAAAAATTCATTACGTCTTGTAATTAAAGATAATCTGCTTGTACCTGCAAGTATTGTTTGCATAGGATTCTTTTGTTCTCCTAATAATTCTTTAATAACTTTTTGTGCATTTGCTGGTAGGTTTACTAAATTAGCATAACCTTTTGATGTAACCGCATCATCTAAAACAGTTTTACCCACAAAAAAATCTGGTATCTGAAATACAACATCAGATGGTTTATCCATCTTAAATCCTTTTGGTAGTTGTGCTGTCTTAACTAATCTATTTACGTAATACTCTGCTTGTTCTTTTGAAATTGGTTTACCATTCTGTCTTGCAACATCTCTGAATAAAGTTATTGTTTTTTGCACAGCCTCGTCTGTAGGTCTGTAACTTAAAAAAGGTAATACTGAGTTGTTAGAAAATCTATCGTATGTAGAACCTAAATAGTCTTGAAATTTTTTACCAAATAATTGTTTGAATTCTTTAAACGCTGTTTTATCTCTTGCAATCTTACCACCAAGTGCACTAAACATATCACCCCACCCTGTTCTAATAGAATCTAGATTGCCATATATAGCTGTTCTTACCTGTGGTTTGGCCTGTGCTTTATCTAGTAATTCATCAACAACTTTTTTCTTTGCTGCATCTATCTCACCAAATACAACTTTACCTGTTCTCTCACTAACTTTAGGTGAACCTGATAACATTGCTTCATTCAAAGCTCTTAATAAATTGTTTCTATCTTTTGCAATTAATTTATTTGAAACTGTTTTATATGCAGGAAAGATAGCATCTATATTTTTATCAAGTTCTCTTGAAACCTGTTGTGCAAAGTTTACGTCAGCTGATCTTGCACCCACCTGTTGTCTTTCTATATCAAAAAATTCTTGTGTCTTACCACCTCTTGCTCTAAATTTAGATGCAAGTTTATCATAAAACCTATCTAGTTTAGAATTAGAGAACCGCATATCTTTACCTCTTTTAGCTAGTCCTTTTAATGTAGAACCAACACCACCAATCAATCCTGTAAATAATGCACCCTCTGTACCAAACTTAACTCTGTTGATTAATTCTCTATTTGGATCGTAATCTGCATCGTCCTCTCCTCTTTCTAATTCTGTAGGTCCACCTAATAGATCACCAAATGTGCCTGCCTCTTCTACATCACCAACAAATACACCTTCAGCAACACCACCGGCTGTAGCACCACCAATAAATTTTGCAGTTTTACCTTTTCTGTTTAGTTGATCTGCTGTGTTTGCAGCATTACGTAAAGCTTTACCATCTGCTCCTGTTACTTTAAAATAGTTACCGGCCTTTTTGGCTTGTACTGCTTTACCTGCTAAACTTGTTCCTGCCTTAAATGCAAGACCTCCAGGTAAACCAACGTTAGTTAAAAGTTTTGTAATCTTACCTGCAGCTGTAGCCTCCGCTATCTCATCTAAATTTGTAAGATCATCAAAGTATTTTTCTATCTCTGCTGCTTTGTTAGTATCGTTTGTTAGATCATAGATACTTGCACCTAGTGAGAATAAACCTTTTGGTATATCAATAAAACCAGATCCTATGCCTGCAAAGATAGAAGCAATTGTACTTACTTCATTGTTGTCTTCTGGTGCGATTGTTTTCGCGGGATTGTTAAGTGGATCAATAAGGGCCATTTTTCCCCCTTAAAATTTTTTTCTACTTGTAACTTTTTTATCTTTAACTACGAATATTAATTCGTTTGTTGCATCAGTGTATATTCCATCACTTAAAGTAGGAGTAGGTTCTCCAATTGTCATGTCACCATCTGTTGCTACATCTGATATATAATCATTTCCAAAATATAAAAACGCAGCATCTTTAAATATGTCAGCATTTTTGTAACCAAAATCTTTAGATAACTCTATGTATTGTTCAGCAAAAGTTGATGGTTTTTTCTGCAATATTTTTAATCTTTCTCTTTCATCTAACTTAGGATATTTTTTTTGTAAATATCTGTCATTCTTTTCAAAATTACCTGGTGCAAATTCTTTCTGTTGTTTTTTAAGTTGAGCAATATCTTTTGCACCTTTCATTTTAAATTCTTCTAGTGCTGCAAGTCTCTTGATATCTGGTGCTTTACTCTTAACAGCTGCTGCGTCTGCTATCGCACCAAAACCTTTACCTTCAAAGAATGCTTTTGATGCTGCAGCCAATGCGTCCGCTGCATACTCTTGTCTAGCTCTATCTAATCCTAAAGCTTTCTCAAGATCCGTCATAGTTACTTCTGGTTCGTCAGGATCATCTTTTGTATTAATTTTTGGTTTTTCAACAGGAGTAATTTTATCTAATTTTTCTATACCAGTTTTAGGTCCTATAGATACTTCACTTGCCTCCTCTTCACCTACTTTTTTTCCTGCACCTATAGTGTCTATACTAGCTAACAAACCTTCAGCTGCGCTTGGATCAGATCCATAAGCTTGTTCATAAAATTCTGTCCCTGTTAGATAAGAAGGGGCTAATCCTGTATCTCCTGTTATAGGAGTTCCTGTCTCTTGTTCAGATACTAAATCTGCAAACATTTTAAATCTGTCTTGTTCACTTGCTCCAGGAGGAAGTAGTGTAGATTGCAGAGCTCTATCTTGTTGGAGCTGTGTGCCTATGCCACCAAATTTAGGACCTAAAATGTATTTTCTAAAAAAATCTCCACCAGTTGCAAAACCAACTCTACCACCATTTTCATAACCTAATCCTGATGTAATCCCCGTGCCACGGCTATCTACCGGTCCACCTCTAAACATAGGTCGTCTTAAAATTCTACTCATTAGCCAAATATTCCTAGTTTAGAACCAATACTAGCAAGACCAGTTCCAACACCTAATGCAGTCTGTAATGGACTGACTGGAGCTGCTGGTGGTTGATATCCGACTGTTTGAGTCGGAAATGCACCAGGTTGTACCTGTGCAAGTTGTTGACCAACTAAACCTAGTCTAGTGAAAGGTTCGAATTCTGCTTCTCTTGCTGCCGCTGCCGCTGCATCTAGAGTTGCCTGTTGTTGTGCCTGACCAGCTTGACCTAGTTGAGTCTGGTAAGTGCCAAGACCTTGTCTTGCAGCTAAGTCTTGTGCCGCTGCTGCTTGTGCTTGTTGAAATCCTTGTGCTAATAATTGTGCCTGTAATCCTGCTCTGCTTTGTGCTGCTCCTCTTGCTGCTTCTGCTGCAAGTACACCTTCTCTACCACCGCCAAAAGCTCCTGCTCTTATAGCTGCATCACGTCTTGCTGTATCTGCTATTGCTTGTTGTCTGTCAAATTCTGTTAAAGTTGTATCAATCACCTCCTGTTGGTAAGGTGACATAAAAGGTCTGAAAGCTTCTGGACCTGTAAGTGATCCTAATCCTGCTGCTGCGGTTCTGGCATCTTGTTGTAGTTGTGACTCTGCTGCGATCTGTGGTGCAAATGCACCTACGTTTATCTGTTGACCTACTAACGGATCAAGTTTTTTTAAAAAATTAGTTAGTGATGCTTCTAGTACCGGTGCCGGTCGTGTTATCGTGGTTGTTTCAGCCATTATGCTCGCGCCTCTAATCGGTTCATTGTTTCGTACATTCTTCTTGCACCCTCATTAATATTTCCACCGCCTGCTGCTCTCACAGCATCGGCTGTCATAACAAATTCATTTTTGCTTAATCTTGCAGGGACATCGTCCGCTCTCTCTTTTTTACCTATTGGCACGAATCCACCACCTCGTAGATCCATTTCTTTACCGCCAAGATCCATTATACCACCATCTTTCATTTTTACAACACCACCATCTTTTAGTCCTAATAATGCTAATGTCTCATCAATAACGTCTTGTGAGTGTTGTCCTGCTGTCATAGCATTAATAATAGCTGTTCTTCTGGCATCATCAGAGGCTGTCTGTGCCTCTCCTGTCTCTAGTTCGTAAGCTGCTAATTCATCTTCATAGTCTTTCAAAGCTTTTCTAGCTGTAGACATAGCAAGGTCTGTTGTTCCTTGACCAAGTGGCACTGCTGCTGCCGCAAGTGTTGCTTTGTCTAATTTTGCAGTAATACCACCAGGACTTAATATGTCTCTTGTTTTACCAGCTGCCTCTGCCAGTGAAGTTAAACCTTCACCAACAAAAGATGTTCCAGGGTTTATAACCGCCTGTCCTGGATTTATTCCTTCTGAAACAAAAAATCCTGCATCTGCTCCTGTAGCTGCAGGTGAACCAAATCTTTGTGCAATAGCTGATTTTGCAGTAGGTGCTGATAACGCACCTGTGCCTGCCGCTAACAATGCAGATAAACCAGAAAAATCTCCTTCGCTACCTTCTTGTGCTAATTGTGAAAGTATGTTTGCACCTCCTGATAAGGCGGCTCGTCCAGCCATTGAACTAAAAATACCACCAGCTGTTGCTGGAGCTAAAAAAGGTACTGCTGCAGCCGCAAAAGGTAAGAAAGGTTTGATCTCTCTAGGTACAACTTTACCTAAAAACCTTGATATTGGCTTGGTAATCTTTTTAACCGCTTTTTTTGCTTTTCTTAATATTCCCATGATTTATTAATTTACTTGTTTTTTTCCTAATAATCAATCGCTGATATTAAAGTCAGCGCCTATTTTTATCTCCTCTACAGTCACATTTACGTCTCTTCGTATATGTTCTGATTTGGTGTTCGTATTTGGATTTTGTACATCCGCTAACGCCTCCGCATCTGACATATATTCTTGGCCTGTTTCTGTATTGGTTAGTGTTACTTCACATTTAGGCGTAATTACTGGTACTCTTTTACCATTAATTGTTTCATACCTAACAGAAGCTTCTGTTTCTATAAACGGCATTATCTATCCTCCCTATTAATTTCTAATATAGATGCGATAACATCTACATTACCACTTGTGGCTTGCACCTTTAATATCTCACTTTCTAACATAATCAAGGGTTCACTTAATACTTGTTCTTTTTGACCCGATGTTAAATTTACATCATTATCAACCACAAAAGCTGTGCCTGCTGCATTGGTTAATGTTACTTTAACAACTGCTGATCCCGCTGCATCTTCTACAACCAAAAGAGATTTAACAATGGCTCTAGAATTACCTGGCACCGTGTACAAAGTTGTAAGATCTGTATTTGTTAAACTTACTTTATCGTTTTTATATATATTTGCCATTATCCTAATCCTAACCAGGTAAATCTTTCCTGGTCCTCTTTTTGTTGTGTTAAATATGTTGAGTTTAATTGTTCTATAATTGTAGTTAACGCTCTATTGATCTGTCTTTGGTTATCCTCACTGTATTCTTTTTTAGGTTCTGGTAACCTTACCACTACTTTTGTCATTATCCTCTCCTTCCATCTGGTTGTAGATCTACCTGGAATGTACCAAATCTCCAGGATTCACTAACACCTGTATTTTCTATTTTTATGTTTGCATATCGTCCTCTTGCTCTGGTGTCAACTTTAGTTGTTGATGAATTTATTGTAAAAGGACTTAACGTTGTTTCTTGATCATCCTGTGCAGGAAAATCTTTTATAGCTAATGTTATTTGATTATTACCTGTTAACACTTTGAAGTTTGGTAAAAATCTACGCATCGCAAGAAATACCTCGCTCTGATCTTTTTGTAATGAAAAACTAAATGATTGTATAAAAGATGTAAGTGTGGTCACACTTCCATCTGGATTTACTTGATCGGTCCCCGTCTCGTGTTCAAAGAATACAGTTTGACCTAGACCTGTTTCACCAATGACTTGCGGGAATGTTCCTGTGTTAGCGCTGTTGTATGCTGTTGCATATGGTTTAGGGTATACTAAAGAATCTATCCAACTAGTTCTTATAGAATTTGTATTTGTACCTGTGTACCAATTACCCATTGGTAATCTTGCATTATCTTGTCCATAATTATATACAACATATCTATTATTAAAATCAGATCCTGATGTTGGATACCACCAAATTACTTCTGTAAATAAATTGTTAATACCTGCATTTATTTGTTGGCCTTTTGTAGTATCTGCATCATCATAAACAAAGTCTTCAACAGAACACGGTAGTGTATTAACCGTACCATCAAAAGAAAAGAATCCATTATTACCCATCCAGTATGCAACACCATCTATCTCTATGGCTGCATTCTTACCTATCAATCCACAGTTTGTACCTACCTGTTCAAAACCAAATGTAAAAGGAGCTCCGACAAACTTCATTGTATACAAAGCATTGTCTGTCCATATCAGTATATTTTCTTTTGCAACAAGACCACCCATGATTTTTGTACCGTCTTGTAATCTTTGTGTGCCTGCTGTGTTAGTCGCTTGTGGTGTATATTTATTTATATTTTCATCTTCAGAAAATCTTATAAACATATCATCCTGTGATGATGGTGTGCCGATAGTCTCTTCTGTTCCAAGATGAATTAAGTGTCTTGTTGTTGGTGATATAAGTGTAACTCTTGTTGCGGTTGGATTACCACTATCTGTTGCTGCATCTATTCTTGTTTCAAAACCAGATGTTAACATAGATGCTCTTGTTGTAAGTCTTGCTGTAATACCAGAGTTCCATGTAAATGTTTTACCGTTAGCTACAGTTGCAACCAATACTTCACCAAAATTACTTAGTGACCACAGTCCTGGTTCTAGTGTTACTGATGATGCTTCAACAGCACTACCAAATCCAGAAAAATTTGTAGCATTAGTAACTACGGCGCCATCACTATGAGCTTGTCCGTTTGATGTACCAAAAGTTGCGGTTCCTGCTGCACCTCTAGTTATACCTGTTAATTCATTACCTGCTATATTTGTATATGTTATTAATTCATTGCCAACAGCTATTGTTCCTGCTGTTGGAAAACCTGTTGTAGATGTTAATCTAATCTGTGTTGCCGATCCATTATTACCTTGTGTATCCGCGCTCAACGCTCCATCTAAATCATTCTGTAAAGCACCTGTAATAGTACCACCATAATTACCAATACCAAAACCATAACCATAGGTTTGTGCTGCAGGACCCACAGTCTCATAAACTTTAACAGTCATACTACCACCTGTTGATACGACGGCACTTGCTTGATTTAAAGAGTCAATTGTAAAAGTTGTAGGTGTTGGAACTGTTAGCACTTGAAATAATTTGTCTTCAAAATCACTCGCATTTAATCCTGTACCACTTGGTAAAGTAACAGATGATAACTGCACAATATCTCCTACTGATAAATCATGATCACTAGTAGTTGTAATTGTACAAGTTTTAACAGATGTACTATTTGTAGCTAATGTTGAACTAGTTAAAGTATCTACAACGCCAGCATTGCTACATCTAAAAGGTGTGATATCAAAAAGTTGTCCCTCAAAATATAAAAGTAAAAATTTATCTGTTCCTATTGCAACATATCTATTGCCTTCAGTATCAACAAAAGCGTGTTGTTTTCTAGCAACACCTACAATAGAATCAGATAATAATGATTGCCAACCACCAACTTTTTCTGGTAGACCATATCTAAATCTTACATTGTCAGAATCGACCCATCTACCTTCTGCACCAACACTTGTGTCTTGTTTGTCAATTCCTGGAGCAAACTTAATTTGAGTAAGCGGCATGTTTTACTCCTATGATGTGCTATTGGTTTTTATTTGCCAGCCTTTTGTAGCAGTTGTAAAAATTAATGTTACACATTGATTATTAGCAGTTAAGTCTAAATCAGATGTGCCACCTTGAATATTAGATCCGTTTCTTGCAACTACACATTTGTTAGTTGCAAAACCATTTGATGCGGATACATCCATTATTGTTACTTCATCACCTTGAGATGGTGAAGCAGGCAATGTTATTGTTACAATGTTTGCAACTGTGTCTACACCAATTTGATCACCAGCTACTGCTGTGTATGCGGTTTTACTAGCTGCTGTTACTTCTGTAAATCCTTTTTCTAACATACCTAATGTTGTTGCTGGCACACTACCTCTAGAATAAACTAAAACTTTTGCACCTTCAGGTAAAGGTACTTGTGTAGATGCGCTCTGACCTTTCGTTAATATTTTTATTGTATGGCTGTCTGCGGCACCACCTCTAGTAGTTCCATCTTCTACAAAAAATACTCTGTTAGCATTACCACCTGTTGTAGATGCTGGCATTGTTAGAGTAGCGTCACCTGATAAAGTCCCTACAACCTTTATGTATAAGTTCTTACCATTAGCAGTTGCGTCTCCATCAGCTAAACTTAATTCAACATCCCCTGAACTTAAAGTTACCTCCACATAACCCGAGACTGCTGTTTGTAATAATTGTAAATTTGTGTTTGTGATTGCTCCCCATAGACCAGCTTTTTCACCGGTTGCTACAAGTTCTAATGATAAATCTGTTGAAAATGTTGATGCCATATTAGTACGGTTTTATTGGTGTCCAAACCATTGTTGCTCCTGGTATTATATCGTTCCACGT